ACGCTTCAATCAATACTAGAGCATCCTCAATAGACAAGCCATCTTTTTTGCCCATGTCCGTGCTGGAAATACCAGCCAAAGCAGATGCCTTATCCTGCATGATCCCAACAGTCGTAGCCAGTTTCTCTGGGGAAACCACTGCCAACTGCTCAGGATCATCCCACAGTTGTTCAGCTTTCTTAAACAAAAGGTCAGTGTATTCCATTGCAGCCATAGCGTAACGGGTCGAGAACTGCTTACGCTTCTGCTCCAAGGTGTCGGTATGAACCCACTCTAGCCTACGAATTGTCTCGTTTGACAGGCTAGTAATACGGCGAATCTCAGTAAAATTAGCCCCTTGTGCCAGCAACCAAAGTGCTTTAGCGGCAACATCTGGCTTGGTGTTCTCAGCACAATTAGGCGGCAAGTCTTTAGCTCGCTCCCTAATAGCTTCCATAAACTTGACCATTGATTCTTTGTTATCAATGGTAGAAAGGTCGGTGTCTTTTTCTTCGTCCATAAAGCTGGAATATATCTACAACGCTGCCTTTAGCAAGCTAATTAACGCGATTTTTCTTGTTTTTCGCGTTTAATATCTTCTCCAACTTTAAGCATAATAGTTTGAAACTGCTCAGAAAACTCTGGATCACTTTGAGATTGTTGAATGGCAGATTGTATTCCTGTGCGCGTAGTAACAATTCCACGAATCATATCTTGCATAGCTTTTGCTTGCTCTGCTTCGCCTATGTTTTTGTTCATAAAACGAAGCAATGGTTTAAGTTTGTTCGATCCATACGCAACTGCCAACATTTTGTGTATTGGGTATTCCAATGTCGTATATAGCTTGATCCCAGTTGTACTTCCAAGACCTCTTAAATTCATAAATTCAGCGTTCCCAAGTGGTCTATTTGCTTCAGCAATACGAGAAAAAGCAATAATCTCATCTGCCATCTCTGGACTTCCAGTCATAATGTCAATATTAGAAACCCATTTAGGTGCGCCACCTTTACCACGCTTCCAATTTCCAAGTTCTTTCTGAACTGCTAAAGTATCCCAAAGTTTTGTTCCAGCATAATCTCCTGCTACACTACTAGATTTTATTTCAAACTTTGGATCAACTGTTTCAAACCTTTTAAAGAAAGCTGCTGCCATATCAGCACCAGTATCTTGCTTCATTTTAGGAGTCATTTGATTAAATATTTCAGCCACATCACTTGGTTTAGCATCAAGTAATGCTTCGCCAAAAATAATGTTATCAGTAAGGCTATAATCTCCTTTTTTTACTTTCTGAATAATTTCATTTTTAAGCATATTGTCATACTTTTGTTGAACAACTGCTTTATCTTTGATTCCTTCAATCAACTGCTTACGCTCGTTAATTGGCATTACTTGAAGAAGTCTTTCAGCATCTTCTGGTTTAATTTGAGCGACTTTAACATTGGCATCATAAAGTGTTTGTTTTAAGTCGGTAAGTGTAGATTTCATTCTTGGAGCAGCATCACCCCATAGAACATCAATCATTTCGTCTTGGAAATCTACTTTTTGAACTGGCAGTCCTGATTTAGATGTAATGCCAGCTTTTTCAAGGTATGCTTTTTGAAGGGTATCACGCAAAAAAGCTTCTCCCTCAACGTCTCCAGATGCTTTTATAGCATTAAATACATCGTTTGTAGCTTTAGTATCTGATAGTGCATTTGCAACAATTTTTTCTGGAGCAATAGCAAGATCACCAAAGTTATCAGTAATCATCTTACCAATTTGTCCTTTTTGGTAGGACGCATAATCAGTATAAGCCTCTTTAAATTTATCCCATTCACCAGTTAATCCAGCAGATTTAAGTTTGTCCTCAAAGTTACCACGAACAGCTCTTGTTGCCTCTAAAACAACATTGTCTGTTTTGCTGTTTCCAAAAGGATCTTTTTCTACTTGATTTTGCAGATTTTGAATTAGGTTGCGTGAACGAACAGCGTCAAATGGTTGTGAGTATTCTTCAAGATCTCTAAGCCTTGTTATTTTTTCTGCTGGAACTTCACCACCAGCAGCTTGAATTTGTTGAATTTCAAATCTTAGTTGTGCGGCTGCTTGTCGGTCTGCTGGGGCATTTGCAAGTGCTGTAAATATTTTATCCACGCCTGGATTCTTGCCTAAACCAGATTGTGCCACGATAGGTGCTAATACTGCTGCAAGTTCTTCTGGTGTTTGAATTACTCCAGCTTGATTTGCTGTATTAGCAAAATTATTAAATTCAGTTTCTTTGGCCTGACGAACTATTTCTTTTCCTCTGGTAAGAACCTGTGAAATACCTTTTCCAGCCTCAACAAGATTGGTTTTATCAGGCATGATTTGAGCAACTTTTCTATCAACAAACTCTTTTGGCATACCTGCAAGCCTTGCTTCTTTAGATGAAAGAAGATTTGCTGTATCTTCAAGATTTTTCCGTATCATATCTACGGATTCAATCTTATTAGTTACTGGTGCTCCTTTAGTTAAAGCCTCTTGAAACTCAGCCGCTGTTTTTTGAACTCGTTGCATTTTCTTGCCAACGTCCATTTTCAAAAATCCACCAGCAATACCACGTTCGTATATTCCCCCTTCAGTTCCTTTAGTATATCCAAGTGGTGTTGTTACTTGATAACCTTTTTTTGCAAGCAACTCTTCAGCTTCTTTTAAATTACTAGTTACTGCGTTATCTATTCCTGTCCGACCAATTTTCCCTGCGCCGAGTTTAGATCCCATTCCTAAAGTTAATATATCAATTCCAGCACCTAACGCCGCTTCTTTACCTCTACGAGAAAGAATTTCCCTGTAATTAACTGGAACATCCATAGCTGCTCTTGCAATAGCATCTTGGCTTGAAGATGTAACTCCATAAGCTCCAGCAGATCCAGCTACTGCACCAGCACCAGCACCAACTGGCCCAGCAGGTGCTCCAGCAATTCCACCTCCAATACCACCAACAATAGAAGCTGCTGTTGGAAGTGTTTCAGCAGCTAAAAATCCTGCTACATCAGCTCCTTGAATTCCACTTGGGAATACAACTTTATATTTAGATTCTTGCTTATCATTTTTTTCTTCAACAATAAAATTTGGTTTCCCATTTATAACTTGTCGAATAACAGTTGGATATTTAAGAGTTTCCTTTAAATAATACTCCATTGCGTCTGGTTCACGCAATAAATCAAGCTTAGTTGTAATGCCAGTTCCTAATCCAGATTCGACATCAACTTTATTTTCTGGAACTTCAAAAAGTTCTGATAGTGCAGCTTTAGCTTTTTTAGCATTAAAAGTCTTTTTAACTTCGGTAAAACTTTCACTACTACCATAACTTCCCATTCCAGATGGGTCAAAATCAACTTGATAGCTTTTGAAAGGTTTGCTTTTATCTGTAATAAGATCACCAGATGCAATCCCTTGAATAAGTTCTCCTTTACGTTGCTTTTGTGCATCTTGGAATCGTTGGTCTATTTTAGGACGTTCAAGATCAAGATTATCAAGTTTTCCCAATAACTGTTCAGCGGCTTGAACATCACCTCTGTTTTTAGCAGCTAAATAGTCAGCTTGAACTTCTTTTGAATATTCTTCAAAAAGATTTACTTCTTCTTTATATTTCTCTGTAAGATGGGAACTCATTGATTTTTGCGTTTTCTATACTCTTCTAGGTCATTTAAAATTGATTCGTCTTGTATAAAACTAGATCCTTTTTTATCAGTAGGTGTTTCTTCTCCTTTAAAAGTTAATCCAGATTTTTTTACTTTTTCCATAAGAGCAGGATTGTCTTTAAGAATATTTGGAACAGTTTGACCATTCCCGTAAATTTTATCAAGTGTATCCAATGCTTTAACACTTGCTTCAATCGGCAAATTAACATCTCCAAGTGCTCTAAGATAAAACTCTAATTCTTTAGGAGTATCCATTCCTTTAGCCCCCATTTGAGTAGACTGCCTAATTACATTGATTAAGTTTGGAGTCATGGTTGTTATCATGTCCCTCATAACTTGAGTTTCAGTGCCAAGAACTCTACCTGTAACTTGACCTAGATCAGTTCCCATTATCATTGATCCAATATTGCTTTGTCCTGCTGAAACAGCTCCACCTTTTTTAAATAAAGATGAATAAGCATTGGCCATTTCTGAAACGTAAGAAGAAAAATTATCTTTAGCTTGTGTAATTTCTTTGTTTTCTTTTTCTTTTTCTCCCCTTATTTGACCTGATTCTAATTTTGCTTTCTCTAAAGCAGCTTGTTTTATTTGAAATTCAAGTTCAGGGGTGCTTCCTGGCAATCTTGTTACACCAACTTTATCACCTTCTACTGAAAATACATCTCCTTTAGGAACTTCTCCAGCAGGAATTACTGGTTGTTCTTTTGGTGGCAATACACCTGGAGATCCATCCACTGAAACGCCTGGCGTAAATACATCAGATTCACCTATTGGCAATCCAGTTGTAGGAACATTATCTGGGAA